ATGGAAATGACCTTCTCGGGAGGGGCTCCGCCGGCAGTCGATCTGCTGACGGAGACCGAGCTTCTGTATCGGGAAATTGCCGGGGAACTGGCGCTGGCGATGCGAGGGGTTCGCCAGGGGGATCTGAAGGAGGCGAAGGTCGCCGCGCAGGCGGTGAAGGACCTTCGGGCCGCCTTCCAGATGGTGATGGATGAAAGGACACGCGTTGAAAAACTCCGCAAGCAGGTTGCCGGGGTCGTCGGAACCGGCGAGCTCGACTTCGACGCCGCCCGCGCTGAGATCGGGCGCCGCCTGGCTCGCCTCCGCGACGCCGGAACAGGTGGATGAGTTCCTGTCGGGGCTGGGCGATGGCGCGTTGCTGGCGCTGCCCTGGATCTTCGAGTTCTGGGCGCTGCCGCATCAGCTGCCGCCGGCGGGGGCCTGGAAGAGCTGGGTGATCATGGGCGGGCGCGGCGCGGGCAAGACACGGGCGGGGGCCGAATGGGTGCGCGCGCAGGTGGAGGGGGCGCGGCCCGCGGACCCCGGCCGCGCCGCCCGGGTGGCGCTGGTGGGCGAGACCTTCGATCAGGTGCGCGACGTGATGATCTTCGGCGAGAGCGGCATCCTGGCCTGTTCGCCGCCCGACCGGCGGCCCGAGTGGGAGGCGGGGCGGCGTCGGCTGGTCTGGCCGAACGGCGCGACCGCGCAGGCGTTTTCGGCGCATGAGCCCGAGGCGCTGCGCGGGCCGCAGTTCGATGCCGCCTGGGCCGACGAGCTGGCGAAATGGAAGATGGCCGAGGAGACCTGGGACATGCTGCAATTCGCGCTGCGGCTTGGCGATCATCCGCAGCAGGTCATCACCACCACGCCGCGCAACGTGGGCGTGCTGAAGGCGATCCTGCACAACCCCTCGACCGTCGTCACCCATGCCCCGACCGAGGCGAACCGGGCCTATCTGGCGGCCTCCTTCCTCGAGGAGGTGCGAGGGCGCTATGCCGGCACGCGACTTGGCCGGCAGGAACTCGACGGCGTGCTGCTTGACGATGTCGAGGGCGCGCTGTGGAGTACCGCCGCGCTCGAGGCGGCGCGGGTCGCGACGGCGCCGGCGCTCGACCGCATCGTCGTCGCCGTCGATCCGGCGGTGACGGCGGGGGCGGGCGCGGACGAATGCGGAATCATCGTCGCGGGCGTCGTCAGCACGGGACCGGCGCAGGACTGGCGCGCCTATGTGCTCGAGGATTGCACGGCGCGCGGCCGACCGACCGACTGGGCGCGCGCCGCGATCGCGGCGATGGAGAAATGGGGCGCCGAGCGGCTGGTGGCCGAGGTGAACCAGGGCGGCGATCTGGTCGAGAGCGTGCTTCGGCAGATCGACCCGCTGGTGCCGTTCAAGGCGCTGCGCGCCGCGCGCGGCAAGGCGGCGCGGGCCGAGCCGGTCGCGGCGCTTTACGAACAGGGCCGGGTCAAGCACCTGCGCACCGGCCGGCTGGGCGTGCTCGAGGATCAGCTGTGCCGGATGACGGTGCAGGGCTATCAGGGCCGCGGTTCGCCCGACCGGGCGGATGCGCTGGTCTGGGCGCTGACCGAGCTCATCATCGAGCCCTCGCGGCAGTGGCGACGGCCGCAGGTTCGGGGACTCTGACCCCTCTTTCTCCTTGCGGAAAATACCTCACGGGGGTGCGGGGGTGTGAAACCCCCGCCGCCGCCATCGACAGAAGCCGCACAGCAACCGTTCAGGGGCCGGGGTCATTCCCGGCCCCTTTTCCGACCGTGCCCGGGGCCCGGGCCCATACGAAGACGAGGAGAACCGGATGGGGATCAACTTCTTTCGCCGACAGGGGCCGGAGGTGGCGCCCGAGCGCAAGGCCTCGGTCACCGGGCGGATCGCGGCAATGGCGACGGGGGCCGGCCGGCCGGTCTGGGGGCCGCGCGACACGAGCTCGCTCACCCGGCTCGGCTTCCTGGGCAACCCGGTGGGGTTTCGCTCGGTGCGGCTGATCGCCGAGGCGGCGGCGGCGGTGCCGCTGATCTGCCAGGACGCCGAGCGGCGCTATGAGGTGCATCCGGTGCTTGACCTGCTGCGGCGCCCGAATGCGGGCCAGGGGCGGGCGGAGTTCTTCGAGGCGCTGTTCGGTCAGCTGCTGCTGAGCGGCAACGGCTATCTCGAGGCGGTGGTGCCGGACCCGGGCCTGCCGCGCGAGCTGCACGTGCTGCGCGCCGACCGGATGTCGGTGGTGCCCGGGGCGGATGGCTGGCCGGTGGCCTATGACTATGCCGTGGGCGGGCGCCGGCATCGGTTCGACATGACCGGCCATCCCGATCCGATCTGCCACATCCGCAGCTTTCACCCGCAGGACGACCATTACGGGCTGAGCCCGCTGCAGGCGGCGGCAGTGGCGATCGAGGTGCACAACGCCGCCTCCGGCTGGTCGAAGGCGCTGCTCGATAATGCCGCGCGGCCCTCGGGCGCGATCGTCTATCGCGGCGCGGACGGTCAGGGGATGCTCGCCCCCGAGCAATACGACCGGCTGGTCTTCGAGATGGAGACGCATCACCAGGGCGCGCGCAACGCCGGGCGGCCGATGCTGCTCGAGGGCGGGCTCGACTGGAAGCCGATGGGGTTTTCGCCCTCGGACATGGAATTCCACGAGACGAAGGCCGCGGCGGCGCGCGAGATCGCGGTGGCTTTCGGGGTGCCGCCGATGCTGCTGGGCATCCCCGGCGACGCGACCTATGCGAATTACGCCGAGGCGAACCGGGCCTTTTACCGGCTGACCGTGCTGCCGCTGGCGACGCGGGTCGCGGCGGCGGTGGCGTGGTGGCTGTCGGGGTTTCTGGGCAGCACGATCGAGCTGCGCCCCGATCTTGACCAGGTGCCGGCGCTCGCGGCCGAGCGCGATGCGCAGTGGAAACGGATCGGCGAGGCGAGCTTCCTCACCGATGCCGAGAAGCGCGCCGCGCTTGGCCTGCCGCCGCTGGCGGAGGGCTGAGATGGCGACGGGCGGGTCGCGTTTCCTGAAGGAGCCGTTCGAGGTCCATGAGCAGCGCTTCGAGGCGACCGAGCGGATCATGGAGCTGCAGTTCGCCCAGGTCGATCGGCGGCTCGAGAAGATCGAGGCGATGATCCTCGGGCTCGAGAAACGGCTGTGGATGACCGTCTATGGCGTCGTCGCGGTGATCCTGACGCAGGCGGTGCAGGGCCTTTTGCAATACGCACCGAGATGAGGATATCAACATGAAATCAACGGATTGCGAGCTTGAGCTGAAGTTTTGTGCGAGCGGGCAGGCGGTGACCGTGCGGGATGGCACCGCGATCGAGGGCTATGCGAGCCTCTTCGGTCTGCCCGATCAGGGCGGCGACGTGGTGGCGCCCGGTGCCTATGCCCGCTCGCTTGCCGCGCTGAAGGCGCGGGGCGGCACGGTGAAGATGCTCTGGCAGCACGACCCGGGCCAGCCGATCGGCGTGTGGGAGGAGATCTTCGAGGATGCGCGCGGGCTTTACGTCAAGGGGCGGCTGCTGCCCGACGTCGCGAAGGCGCGCGAGGCGGCGGCGCTGATCGGTGCGGGGGCGATCGACGGGCTGTCGATCGGCTATCGCACGGTGCGCGCGGCGAAGGACGCGAAGGGCCAGCGGCTGCTGGCCGATCTGGAGCTGTGGGAGGTGTCGCTTGTCACCTTCCCGATGCTTCGTGAGGCGCGGGTGGCGGCGAAGGGCGACAGCCCCGAGGCCGCGATCTGGCGCGACCTGGCCGAGGCGCTGGATGGCGCTGCGGCCGAGCTGGCCCGGCGCTGAGCCGGCGCCATCGCAAGAGAGGTGCAAGGATGACGACCGAGTTCAAGGCCCGGTCCGGGGCGGAGCCGTCCGCGGGGCCGGGTCCGGCGGACGGGGTGAAAATCGCGCTGGCCGGTTTCCTGAAAGAGATCAAGGGCTTTCAGGCGGAAGTGGAGACGAGGATGCAACAACAGGAAGAGCGTTTGACCATGCTGCAGAGCAAGACCTTCGCCGGGCGTCCCGCCCTTGCCGCCGCGGCCTTCGAGGAGGCGCCGCACCAGAAGGCCTTTGCGGCCTATCTGCGCTCGGGCGATGACGATGGGCTGCGCGCGCTGAGCCTCGAGGGCAAGGCGCTGAACACCGCGGTGGCCGCCGAGGGCGGCTATCTCGTCGATCCGCAGACCTCGGAGACGATCCGCGGCGTGCTGCGCGCGACGGCCTCGATCCGCCAGGTGGCGACGGTGGTGAATGTCGAGGCGACCTCCTACGACGTGCTGGTCGACCGCAGCGAGCTGGGCTCGGGCTGGGCCACCGAGACCGCGACGCTGAGCGAGACCGCGACGCCGCAGATCGACCGGATCTCGATCCCGCTGCACGAGCTTGCCGCGATGCCGAAGGCGAGCCAGCGGCTGCTGGACGATGCTGCCTTCGACATCGAGACCTGGCTGGCCAACCGCATCGCCGACCGCTTCGCCCGTGCCGAAGCGGCGGCCTTCGTCTCGGGCAATGGTGTCGACAAGCCGACCGGCTTCCTGACCCATTCCAAGGTGGCGAACGACGCCTGGGCCTGGGGGGCGCTTGGCTATGTTGCTACCGGAGCGGATGGCGATTTCGCGGCGGTGAACGCGGTCGATGCGATCGTCGATCTGGTCTATGCGCTCGAGGCCGAATACCGGGCGAATGCGAGCTTCGTGATGAATTCGAAGACCGCCGGCGCGGTGCGCAAGATGAAGGACGCCGACGGGCGTTTCCTGTGGACCGACGGGCTGGCGGCGGGGGAACCCGCGCGGCTGATGGGCTATCCGGTGCTGGTGTCCGAGGACATGCCCGACATCGCCGCGGGCGCCTATGCGCTGGCGTTCGGCGATTTCGCCAGCGGCTACACCATCGCCGAACGGCCCGACCTGCGGGTGCTGCGCGATCCGTTCTCGGCCAAGCCGCATGTCCTTTTCTATGCGTCGAAGCGGGTCGGTGGCGATGTGAGCGACTTCGCCGCGATCAAGCTGCTGAAATTCGCCGTCTCGTGAGGGCGGTGAGGATGGCGGAGGCGGTGCCCTCTGCCTGAGCCGGGGCGACCCGGCCGGGCGCGGGCCGACCGTCGTCGCCTAGCTGCTCCCTCCGTCCGAGCGGCGGCGGGAGGTCTGCGCCCGAACGCCCTCCGCGCCGCGCGTGCGGAGGGCGCCCAGCGACTTTCGGAGAGATGCGATGATGCTGAAGGAACTGACGGCGGTGGCGCAGGCGGCGCTGCCGGTGGCGCAATTTCGCGACCACCTGCGGCTTGGTACCGGCTTTGCCGACACGGGTGCCGAGGATGCGGCGCTGGTGGCCTATCTGCGGGCGGCGATCGCGGCGATCGAGGGGCGCACGGCGAAGGTGCTGCTGGCGCGTGAGTTCCGGCTGGTGCTGCCGGGTTGGCGCGATGCCGAGAGCGTGCCCCTGCCGGTGGCGCCGGTGAGCGCGGTGGCCGGGGTGCGGCTGATCGACCGGGAGGGGGCCGAGACGGCGCTGTCTGCCACGCGTTGGCGGTTGGTCGAGGATCTGGCGCGGCCGCGGCTCGAGGCTGTGGGCGGGGCGCTGCCCGAGGTGCCGGTGGCGGGCAAGGCCGAGATCGACTTCACCGCCGGCTTCGGTACCTGGGCCGAGCTTCCGGTCGATCTGGCGCAGGCGGTGTTCCTGCTGGCGGCGCAGTATTTCGAGCTGCGTCATGACGGGGCGGGCGCGGCAAGCGCGATGCCCTTCGGGGTGATGGCGCTGATCGAGCGCTGGCGCACGGTGCGGGTGCTGGGAGGCCGGGGATGAGCGCGCCGCGACTGACCCGGCCGCTGGTGCTGGAGGTGCCCTCGCGCGTCGAGGATGGTGCGGGCGGCTTCACCGCGGGTTGGAGCGCGCGCGGCACGCTTTGGGCCGAGATGCGCGCGGGCACCGGGCAGGCGCGGGCGGGCGAGGCGCTGGCGCTTGGGGCAACGCCCTGGACGATCGTGGTGCGTGCCGCGCCCATGGGGTCGCCGCGCCGGCCCGAGGCCGGCCAGCGCTTTCGCGATGGCGCGCGGATCTTCGCGATCGTGACGGTCGCCGAGGCGGACCCGGGGCGCGCTATCTGACCTGTTTTGCCCGCGAGGAGGTGGTGCGATGAGCTATGGCGTGGCGGCCGCGCTGCAAGGCGCGGTCTATCAGGCGCTGTGCGATGACGCGGCGCTGGCGGCGCTTGTCGGCAGCGCGATCCATGACGCGGCGCCGGGTGGCACGCCCACGGGAACCTGGGTGAGCCTTGGCCCCGAGGTGGCGCGCGATGCCTCGGACAAGACGGGCGGCGGTGCGGTGCATGATTTCACCGTGTCGGTCATCAGCGATGCGGCGGGCTTTGCCGCGGCGAAGGCGGCGGCGGCGGCGGTCTCGGATGCGCTGGTCGACGCGCCGCTTGTGCTCGCGCGCGGGCGTCTGGTCGAGCTGTGGTTCCTGCGGGCGCGGGCGGCGCGGGCGGCGCAGGGCAGCGTGCGGCGCATCGACCTGACCTTTCGCGCCCGGGTGGAGACCTGAGCGGGCCGCGAGACCCGCGGCAATTTCAGCAATCGGAGAGTGAAAATGGCGGCACAGAACGGCAAGGACCTTCTGATCAAGCTCGACCTGACCGGGGCGGGCGCGTTCGAGACCATCGCGGGGCTGCGCGCGACGCGGATCAGCTTCAACGCCGAGACGGTCGATGTGACCTCGCTGGAAAGTCAGGGCGGCTGGCGCGAGCTTCTGGGCGGCGCGGGCGTGCGCTCGGCCGCGATCAGCGGTTCGGGCGTGTTTCGCGATGCGGCGACGGACGAGCGCGCGCGGCAGATCTTCTTCGACGGCGAGGCGCCGGATTTCCAGGTCATCATCCCGGATTTCGGCATCGTCCAGGGGCCCTTCATGATCGCCTCGATCGACTATGCGGGCAGTCACAATGGCGAGGCGACCTATGAGCTGAGCCTCGCCTCGGCCGGGGCGCTGAGCTTTACGGCACTGTGATGGCGAACCCCTGGGCGGGAGAGGTCGAGGTCGTGCTCGACGGCGAGCGACGGGGGGCGAAGCTGACGCTTGGGGCGCTGGCCGAGCTTGAGGCGGAGCTTGGCGGCGGCACGATGCTCGACCTTGTGCGGCGCTTCGAGAGCGGGGCGTTTTCCACCCGCGACGTGCTGGCGCTTGTGGTTGCGGGGCTGCGCGGCGGCGGTTGGGACGGACGGGCCGAGGACCTGCGCACGGTCGAGATCGGCGGCGGGCCGGTGGCGGCGGCGCGGATCGCGGCCGAGCTGCTCGCCCGGGCCTTCACCGTGCCGGGGGCGTCGTGAGCGGGGGCGGGCTCGACTGGCCCGGGCTGATGCGGGCGGGGCTGCGCGGGCTTGGCCTGCGCCCGCATGAATTCTGGGCGCTGACCCCGGCCGAGCTTGCGCTGATGCTGGGCGAGGGTGCGGCGCGGGCGCCGCTGACGCGGGCGGGGCTGGCGGCACTTTCCGCGCGCTGGCCGGATGCGCCGGCAGGACCGAAACATCAGGAGGATGCAGATGGACGGGTTTGATGCGCTGAGCGCGCAGGCGGCCGAGCTTGAGCGCAATCTGGGCGGAGCCGAGGCGGTGGCGGCGAGCTTTGGTGGCGAGCTTTTGCGGATGCGCGAAAGCATGGTCTACACCGGGCGCGAGGTCTCGACCCTCTCGAGCAGCATCGGGCGCGGGCTGCGGCGTGCCTTCGACGGGCTGATCTTCGACGGGATGAAGCTGTCGGAGGCGCTGAGCGAGGTGGCGCAGACGATCTCGGCCAGCGCCTATTCGATCGCGATGCGGCCGGTGCAGAACGCGCTTGGCTCGGCGATTGCCGAGGGGGTGAACGGGCTGCTGAGCGGGATGTTGCCCTTCGCGAATGGCGCGGCCTTCAGCCAGGGCCGGGTGATGCCCTTTGCCAAGGGCGGCGTGGTGAGCAGCCCGGTCTCCTTCCCGATGCGCGGCGGGGCCGGGCTGATGGGCGAGGCCGGGCCCGAGGCGATCTTGCCGCTCGCGCGCGGTGCGGACGGGCGGCTTGGCGTGCAGGCGGGTGGCGGCGGGCGCACGGTCACCGTGGTAATGAACGTGACCACGCCCGATGTCGCGGGCTTTGCCCGCAGCCAGAGCCAGATCGCGGCGCAGATCAACCGCGCCTTGGCGCGCGGCAGCCGCAACAGCTGAGGAGGGGAGGATGGCCTTTCACGAGATCCGTTTCCCCGCGAACCTGAGCTTCGGCTCGGTCGGCGGGCCCGAGCGGCGCACCGAGATCGTCACGATGGCGAACGGCTTCGAGGAGCGCAACACCCCCTGGGCGCATTCGCGCCGGCGCTATGACGCGGGGGTGGGGCTGCGCAGCCTTGATGACGTCGAGCGGCTGATTGCCTTTTTCGAGGCGCGGGCCGGGCAGTTGCACGGCTTTCGCTGGAAGGACTGGGCCGATTACAAGAGTTGTCCGGCCTCGCGCGCGCCGCGCTTCGAGGATCAGCTGATCGGCACCGGCGACGGGGTGACCACGGCCTTCGGGCTGACGAAGACCTACAGCTCGGGCGGCGTCGATTACGTGCGCCCGATCACCAAGCCGGTGGCGGGGACGGTCGTCGTCGGGGTGCAGGGCGACAGCCTGGCCGAGGCGGTGCATTTCGGGATCGACACCGCGACCGGCATCGTCACCTTCTTCGACCCGCCGGCCGAGGGGGTGCGGGTGACGGCGGGGTTCGAATTCGACGTGCCGGTGCGCTTCGACACCGACACGATCCAGGTGTCGGTGCAGTCGTTCCGGGCAGGCGACCTGCCGCAGGTGCCGGTGGTGGAGGTGCGGATCTGATGGCCTATTCCGAGGAGTTGAAGGCGCATCTGGCCGGCGGCGCGACGACGATGGCGCGGGCCTGGGCGATCGTGCGCCGGGACGGGCGGGTGCTGGGCTTCACCGATCACGACCGGCCGCTGATCTTCGAGGGGATCCGCTTCGAGCCCGGCAGCGGCATGACGGCGAAGGCCTTGGTGCAGGGCACCGGGCTTTCTGTCGACAACAGCGAGGGGGCGGGCGCGCTGAGCTCGGAGGCGATCACGGAGGGCGATCTGCTGGCCGGGCGCTATGACGGGGCCGAGGTGCGGGCCTGGATCGTCGACTGGGCGGATGTGGCGATCCGGGCCGAGACCTTTCGCGGCACGATCGGCGAGGTGACGCGCGGAGCGGGGGCCTTCCGTGCCGAGCTGCGCGGGCTGACCGAGGCGCTGTCGGCCGAGCGCGGGCGGATCTATCATCCGCGCTGTTCGGCGGTGCTGGGGGATGCGTCCTGCCGCTTCGATCTGGAGAGGAACGGCTACGGGCTCGAGATCGCCGCCGAGGAGGTCGAGGACGGGCTGGTGTTCCGCTTTGCCGCGGTCGCGGGATTCGAGGACCGCTGGTTCGAGAAGGGGCGCTTTCGCGTGCTGAGCGGGGCGGCGGCGGGGCTTCTTGGCGCGATCAAGAACGACCGGGTTCAGGGCAGCGGTGCGCGGGTGGTCGAGCTGTGGCAGGGGCTGGGCGCCGAGGTTGCGGCGGGGGATCTTGTGCGGCTCGATGCGGGCTGCGACCGTCGTGCCGACACCTGTCGGCTGAAATTCGACAATTTCAGGAACTTCAGGGGTTTCCCGCATCTTCCCGGGGAGGACTGGCTAGTCTCCTATCCGGTCGAGGGCGGCAGCAACGACGGCGGGAGCCTGTTCCGATGAGCGTGGGAGAGCAGGCGGTGGCGATCGCGCGGCGCTGGATCGGCACGCCCTATCTGCATCAGGCCTCGGTCGAGGGGGCGGGCAGCGACTGCCTTGGTCTTCTGCGCGGGATCTGGCGCGAAATCCATGGGCAGGAGCCGGAACCCGTGCCGGCCTACACGCCCGACTGGTCGGAGCCCGCGCGCGAAGAACGGCTCTGGGCGGCGGCGCGGCGGCATCTGGTCGTGGCCTCTGAGGAGGCGGGCAGCCTGCCCGAGTGGCCCGGTGAGGTGATCCTGTTCCGGCTGCGTGCGGGCGGCGTCGCCAAGCACCTGGGCATTGCGGCCGAGGTCGGGGCGGGGGCGAGTTTCGTGCATGCCTACAGCGGCCACGGGGTGATCGAGAGCCCGCTCTCGCGCCCCTGGGCGCGGCGGATCGTGGCGCGGTTTCAATTCTGTGAGGGAGGCATCTGA